GTTTGAGTGCTTTACAAGCAAATACAACAGGTGCTAGCAACACTGCTGTAGGAGTCAATGCACTTGCAACTAACACCACAGCTAGTAACAATGTAGCGGTTGGTTATCAATCTTTATTATTAAACACCACAGCAAGCAACAATACTTCTGTAGGTAAAGCTGCTTTAAAACTAAACACTACAGGTGCTGGTAACTCAGCACTTGGTAAAGATGCTTTAGATGCTAATACCACAGGTGCAAACAACACTGCTATTGGACTGCAAGCTCTTAGTGGAAATACCACAGCATCTAACAACACCGCAGTTGGTATGAACGCTTTAGTTTCAAGCACCACAGGTGCTAACAACACTGCGGTAGGTAGAAGTGCTATGCAAGAAAACACTACCGCAGCAAGCAGCACAGGCATTGGTTATCGTGCTTTAGCAGTTAACACTACGGGTGCTAGCAACACAGCAGTTGGTGCAGATGCTTTAACAGATAACACTACGGGTGGTAATAATACTGCTGTTGGTAAAGGTGCTATGGAGGTTAACACTACAGGCCCAAACAACACTGCGGTAGGTAACGGGGCTTTAAAGTCTAACACTACAGGTGGAGCTAATTCTGCTATGGGTGAGGGTGCTTTAGAGGCTGTTACTACAGGGATTAACAATAGTGGGATAGGTAAAGATGCTGGATTCAGCACTACTACAGGTAACAATAATAATTTTATAGGTAAAGATTCTAGGGGCCAATCTGCATCTGCTTTTGGTCAAAATGTTATTGGGTACAACGTCCAAAGTGTAGCAAGTAACTACACAACAATAGGCATAAATGGAAGTATATCATGGTTAAACGTGGGAGGAACTTCATGGTCTGGCTCGTCTGACTCACGCTTAAAAGACAATATCACAACGTCTACTGCTGGTTTGTCTTTTATCAATGACTTACGGCCTGTAACATATGAATGGAAAGCTAAAGGTGATGTACCAGTAGAGTTAGATAATTATGAAGAAGGTTCTACAGAAAGAGTTAATGGAACAGATAGAGTGCAACATGGTTTTGTTGCTCAAGAAGTAAAAGCGGCAATTGATGCTCACTCGGACATCGGTAACGGACATGGTATGTGGACTGAACTTAGTGATGGTACACAGGGTATCGCACAAGGTCAGTTAATACCCATTTTAACTAAAGCAATCCAAGAATTATCAACTCAGAACGCAGCACTCGCTGCACGTTTAACAGCACTAGAGGCATAACACGATGGATGAATTAACAGTAGAACAAATCGCAGCACACTACTCAGCTTGTGGTGATTCAGTAGCACTAATCAATGGCAGTCAGCCAGAAGGAATGTCTGATGAAGATTGGGTAGATTGCCTAGCACGTAACAAAGAGCATCTAGTTCTTATGCTTGCTAAAGATTACTGGACTACTGAAGACCTAACCGCCATGACGGCTGCTGCTGCTTAAAGGAACCAACATGGCTATTGATTATCGCGGTGAGAAGTTTGCAGGCTATAACAAGTCTAAAGCTAGTTAATAGAAAGGCTAAATAGTAATGGCTCTAATTCCACTAGATTTACCAGCAGGCGTATATCGCAACGGCACTGATTTGCAATCGCAGGGTCGGTGGCGTGATTCTAACCTGGTGCGCTGGTTTGATAACACCTTACGGCCTATAGGCGGCTGGCGTACTCGTAGTGATACGGCTAGTGCAGGTCAAGTGCGTGGCATGAAGTCTTGGATTGCTAATAATGCTGATCGCTGGATTGCAGCAGGTAGTTACAACAAACTATACGCCTATAGTGGCGCAGGCACTCGTTACGATATTACTCCAAACGGATTAACGGCTGGCAATGAGAGCGCACTTACGCCAGTTGGCTATGGTAATTCATTTTATGGGCGTGAATATTACGGCACACCAAGACAAGAATCGGTGACCATCACGCCAGCTACAACATGGTCAATGGATTCATTTGGTCAATTTTTAGTGGCCTGTTCAAGCAAAGATGGAAAAGTTTATCAGTGGCAATTAAACACTTCAACAAAAGCCGCAGTGGTAACTAATGCACCCGTTAACAATCGGGCTATTCTAGTCACAGAGGAGCGTTTCTTAATGTGCCTTGGTGCTGGTGGAAATCCTCGCTTGGTGCAATGGTCTGATAGGGAAAATAATACAGTATGGACACCAGCCGCAACTAATGAAGCTGGTAGCCTAGAACTACAGACTACAGGCCGTATTCAATGTGGTGTCAGGGTACAAAACCAATCATTAATACTAACCGATACAGACGCTCATGTGGCTACCTACAGTGGCCCACCTTACGTCTTTGGCATTGAACGGATTGGTACATCGTGTGGCATTGTATCTAGTCAAGCTGTCGCTACAGTAGACAAGGGCGCAGTGTGGATGGGTAGCCGCTCATTCTATACTTACAGTGGTGGTGCTGTGTCAGAGGTTAATTGCGAGGTTGCAGACTATGTATTCTCAGACATTAACCACAGCCAGATCAGTAAGGTTGCAGCCGTATCTAACGCAAACTTTGGTGAGATTTGGTGGTTCTACCCATCGGGCAGTTCTAACGAAAATAACCGCTATGTCGTGTTTAACTACAACGACAACACATGGGCAATAGGCGTTTTAGCTAGAACTGCTGGTGTGGACGCAGGCGTATATCGCCAACCTATTATTGCTTCTGCTACTGACAAGAAATTGTACGAGCATGAAATTGGCTTCAACTACGATGGCGGCGAACCATTCGCAGAATCAGGCCCAATAATTATGGGCAATGGCGATAACGTAATGAGCGTTACCCAGATGATACCCGATGAGAAAACCCAAGGTGATGTTGACGCTACTTTTAAAACTCGATTCTATCCCAACGATGTGGAAAGATCATTTGGCCCTTTCAATATGGCTAACCCCACTAGCCTACGTTTTACTGGGCGACAAGTCAGGATACGCATTGAAGGGGTTAACGCTGATGATTGGCGTGTTGGCATTAATAGACTTGAAGTCATACAGGGTGGCAGACGTTGAGCATATTAGATCAACCGCCAAAGCTGATTAACCTTAACTGGCTGCAATGGGCGCAAAGAACATCGGTTTGGTTGGCTACAACACGCAGTGCTTTACGTCATAGAGGCGCAAGCGAATCAGCCGCAGAAGATGGTGTATTGCTGTGGAATCAAACTGGCGAATACCCTGTTATATCTGTTGATGGTGCTTATGTTCCTGTACAGATTGCTAGGGGCTACACAGTGTCAGCATTGCCCACGGGCGTGGTTGGTCAACGTGCTTATGTGACTGACGCGGCTTCACCAAGCTTTGGTGCTGCGGTAAGTGGTGGCGGTGCAGTTGTTATACCCGTATTCCGTAATGCAACGGCTTGGATAGTAGGTTGACCGAGTTACAGCGTTGCAGGGAATGGATAGAAGCGGCTTTAGAGTACAGTGGTGGCACTCACCTTTATGAAGATGTTGTGACTGCTGTAGTAGAAGGCAAGATGCAATTATGGCCTGCTGAGAAATCGTGCTGGGTTACTGAGATTACGGTATACCCACGCAAGAAGGTGCTTCATGTGTTTCTAGCTGGTGGTGATTTAGATGAAATTATGGGGATGCACGAATCAGTGGTACAATGGGCCAAAGATCAAGGCTGTGAAGGCATGACTTTGACAGGTCGCAAAGGTTGGGTTAGGGCGTTACAGGATAATGGCTGGAAACCCCAGCAGCTAACTTTATTAGAAAAGAGGTTTTAAAATGTCAAAGGGCGGCACTACATCGGGTAGCACAGAGATTCCAGCATGGTTAGAAAGTGCTGCTATTGAAAACATCAACAAAGCGCGTGACGTATCCCAGATTGGCTATGTGCCTTACTACGGGCCTGATGTAGCCGCTTTCTCACCAATGCAACAGCAGAGTATGCAATCTACTGGAAACGCTGCTAGCGCGTTTGGATTGGCCCCACAGGGCTTTAACGCAATGGCTGGTATGCCACAAGCAGAAACCTTTGCAGGCGGTGTGCAGGGCTACTCAAGCGCACCCTTGTACGAGCAATCACTAGACAACCTATTTGCTAACGCACCAGCGCAGTATCGTGCCATGAATAGTATGTTTATTGACCCATTCACGGGCGCAGCACCAAGAGGTGGATATGGCGCAACACCTATGCAGACTAGTCAAATGTCATCTGGTGGTGGCGGTGGCGGTGGTGGTGAAGTTCCATTCCAGTTCCCACAAGATCAAACAAGTGATTCTGAAATATTTGGTGTTAACCGAGCGTATAACCCTTACAAATACTCAATGCCTACAGAAGACATTTCTGGTGATGGTGTTGTTGATTACCGTGATATGAGTTTTGGTGAAGGTGGGCGCAGAGATGTGCCAATGAGTGAGCGTATTGTTAATGGCGTATTTGGTGGCCCACTAAGGGCTGCGGATTTCTTGCAAGGTGCAATGTTTGATATGTCAGGTGTTGGCAAGTCTACTATGACACCAGAGCAGTCTATGCAGATTATTAATGATGGTGCTGATAGGTATAGTCGTTTAAGCGCAGATCGAGGTTTTAATCCAAATTCATTAGGTTATCAATATGATCAACGTGGTGATATGTACCCGCCACAAATTCAAGGCGGTCTTTTAGATAACTCTCCTTATCAAGCAGATGGAAACGAGCAGGCTTTAGCACAGGCTAGGATGCAAGAAGACATTATGGCTGCGCAAGCAGCACAACAAGCAGCAGTAGCAGAGCAACAAGCAGCGCAACGCGCAGCGCAACAAGCTAAAATAGATCAAATTAAGAAATTGACTGCACCTGTTGCTAAAAGCACAGTTAATAGCGGCCCTAGCGACAGAGGCGGCAGCACATATAGTGGTGGCGGTAAAGCAGCAAGAGATGGTTATGGCGGCATTTCTGGTGGCGGTGGCAGGTAAGCCATTAATTTAAGTTATAAG